ACCTGTTAAAGTTGCACCACCTGCTGTATATGTTCCTGAATTACCTACTTCATTTGTGGCTGAGTAGGCTGTTGTGTTTCCGTTTAAAGTTGCAGAGCTTGTATAGAGAGCAAGATTGATTGTATCATTATCAATATCATGATCTCCCTGAAGCAACTGTTGTTTAAATGAAGCACAGACTGCTTGATTTATTGCCATTTTAACTACCTCCCTTAGGGTCCATTGATGTAAGAGGAATTCGTAATACGCCATCGACATACTCATCCCTACGTTTTCTACCCATCTGCTCATCAGCAAAAAGCTTTAGTGCAGATGTAAACTTTGCCTCATATAATTGCATATCTTGGATATTTTTCAAGAACGAATATGCCTCTGATAAAGTTCCATATAATAAAACCTCAGGTGCATTGTTTGATATGAAAGTTGTTGTTGAGGTTGTTCCTGAGCCATTACCTAAACGCTCTGGAGTTTCATTATACCACATTTCTACAGTATAAGCACTATTAGGAGTAGGAGCTACGATAAGTGTTGTAGCATCCCAATTAGCCCAATATTTTGGTTCTCCTGTAAAATTTGTATCAGTAGTTGATCTTTCAACTCCATACTCATCAATAAAAGTTGTGTCTACTTGTTCTATCCATACTCTAGTATCATCAGATTTAACAAGTTGTAATCCTCTAACAAATCTAAAACCACCCTCAGGACCAGAAACGTCTAAAAAAGAATTATTTGCCTCAAAAGTTGATGTAGCATATCTTCGTTGATAGTCACCATCAATTGCTCTGTCTATCTTATTTTCGGTATTAGTTATAAAAACATTTATTATTGAGTTTGATAATACATCGCTTGTAACCTCTGTAAAATCTCTTATGTTTGTTAATAACTCACTGTAATTCATGATATTTCAATACTTACTGTACCCAAATTAGTCCCCATTATCAAGGGCCGACTAGGTGTTGAAGGTAACATTCCACGACTATTAAAAAAAGTATCATTAGGTGTACCTGCGGTAACAGTCATAGCTAATTGTACTTGTGGTCTTGGATTTTCTAATGCCTCAGCATCTGCACTTGCATAAACAGGTTCTAATTGTGGATGTTTTGGTTCATAACACTCTGGGCAAACTAATAAACCATTCCATTCTTCTTGTAATGATAAATAATTTACTTCAAAGCCACATCTATCGCATATAGCTTCTGAATATTTTCCTACTGCAAAAGTCATCAAACACCTGGATAAAAATTCTTAGGAACAATGTTAATAGAAGTAGACTGAGAATCTTCAGTAATAGCCCTTGCTAGTTCCGATTCGTATCTTCTCTCTAATTCACCAGACAAAGCAGGGTTTACTTCTTGTGAAAGATAATAAGCTAGACCGGAAACCATACAGGGAAGAAATCTAAAAGGAGCATCAGGTGTATTTGTGTATTTACCAACATCTTCAATCCTTTGCACATACCAATAATTAATTTGAGTATCGGTTGTATCAGGTGTTAAATAAGTTGTTATTGTTACGTTTGATAAATTTCTTTGTACATAAAATTGTGTGGGTGTCCCTGTTGATTCTTTATTAGGAATATTTTGATATTCAGATCTTGAAATCTTTGTCATTGTTGTATCAGTCTGATTACCACCTGTTGTTTGTCTAAAAACCATTTCTAAAATATCA